GACATCTCATTGGATAGAATCAAAGGGATTGCAAGTCGCACCCCAGGAAACGGAAGTAGAGAGCTACGTAGTTGGAGGAATTAAACAAGATGTCACTAAAGATACTTTCACAGGATTCCAATTATGATGAATGGTGTGAGCAAGAGATTCTAAACGCCTTTAAAGATGCGGCAGAATATGATGATGTCCTTTTTGGAGACCACGATTATTCTTATATTTGGTTAAAAGATAAAACCGCTGAGGGTCCTTGAGACCCTCTTTTTTTATAAATAAAACTATAAAGAACTTTAAGAAAAAATGTCAAGAATTACGGGTAGTGATGCTAAAGGTTTGATGGAGGCATATAGTGCCGTATATGCTCCTCAAGAACTCACCGAAGAACAGGTATGGGAAGAAGTTGAAAACTGGGTCAACTCACTTCTAGAAGAAGGTTATGATCTCAGTGATTATACCTGGGAAGAGATGTATGAGTCTTATTTGAGTGAAATGGGACAGACAAGGACTACAGGACAAAATTCCTCAGTCTTTAGATTACCAACAACTCCAAGTGCTGGAAGTGCTGGTGGGTCTGGTAGTGGTGGTAGAAGAGGTAGTGGTTCTTCTCCCGGTGGTGTACGCCCTGCAGCATCTCCTGCTCCAGCAACACCTGCTGCACCTAAACCTGCCGCTACTCCTGCTCCAGCAACACCTGCTGCACCTAAATCCGCCGCACCTGCAGCAAGAACTCCTGCCGCTAGACCTGCTGCTCCCGCTCCTGCTTCCGCTAAAGTAGCACCCACAAAACCCACAGCACCAACAAAACCAGCAATTGGTATGTTAGGTAAAACTTCATTTGAGAGAAGAACTCCAACATCTGCCGAATTGAAGGCAGCACAAGCAGCAAGAGCATCTGGAGCATCTCCAGAAAAGGCACTTCAGGCAGCAAAGGCTGTATCTGCTCCTAAAGTTGCTCCAAGTAATACATTAAGTAGTACTGTAGCAGCAGCATCAAAACCTGCCGCATTCAGTCCTGCACCTGAAGTTAAAGCAACCAATACAATTGCAGCAGCTCCAAAACCTGCTCCAGTATCCCCTAGACAGCAGCGTCTGAATATGGAAATGGAATATGATGCTTATGACATTGTTCTAGAGTATCTCCTCTCTGAAGGGCACGTAGAGACCGTAGAGGAAGCGCATTATGTAATGATGGAAATGGATGCCGAGACTATTGGAACCATTGTAGAAGCAGCAAAAGACCAATCCGACAAACAAATTGAAAAGGGCGTAAAGACGACTTATAAGGCAGGTAATGTTCTTGACAATACCCATCAAGGAAGAAGTCCTGGATTGAATAAACTTCCAAGAGGTGAAAGAGAAGAAAAAGCACAAAGAATGAGAGGTCGCCTAAAAGCACGTAGAGATGATTTATTTGGAGAACGCAATAAGCGTGAAGATGCTGCAAGAGAAGAAATGAAGAAAAAATATGGTCTGTAATAAAACTCTAACATAACTTTAAGGGGGCTTGACAAGTCCCCTTTTTTATTGCTAGACTAGGTTTGTCTCCGTTGAAGGATAAATAATAGCTCTTTAAGACTACTCAATGAGCTATGAGAACCCTTGGAAATATAATGGAGAAATTTTTGAGTCTCATCATATTGAAGATTACTTTGGTTTTGTATATCTCATATCTTGCCGTGAAACTGGTCGCAGATATGTGGGTAGGAAATATTTTTGGTCTTTTAGAACTCCTCCGGGAAAAAAGCGAAAAGTAAAATCAGAATCAGATTGGAAAAAATATTATGGTTCTTGTCCAGAATTAAAGGAAGATGTAATTAAATATGGTAAAGAGTTCTTCAGTAGAGAAATATTGAGTCTTCATAAGACTAAAGGTAAATGTAATTTTGAAGAGACAAGGCAACTTTTTCTAAATAATGTACTGACCGAAGCACTTGACTCCGGAGAACCTGCGTACTATAATTCCAATATTCTCTCCAGATATTTTAGAAAGGACTATTATAATGACAACTCTTGAAGACACTCTTCGTCAGTCTCACGATTGGGCAATTGATCGCATACATACTCTATGTGACTTAAATGAAGAAGAGCAGTATCAAAATGCATATGCGATTCAATTAGAATTTAGTGAGTGGATGAATCCCAATATTGCCGAACACGATATTTTTTCACTAGAATACCTAGGAGACGAAGAAGATGAGAGTTGACCTTCACAATTTTTTTCAATACTACGATCCAAAGAATCCAAAGCACGTTGCTGCCGTAGAAGAACTTGAAAAAGAACTCGGATCAAAATTAGCATATGTTCTTGAGGATGATGCTAATTGGGTAAGAATTTTTAGAACTAAATTAGAACCAGTTATTCCAGGAATTTTAAATGTTCCTTATTTTCCACAGACGGATAATTATAGAGACGCAAATAGAACCTGTAATTCATCTTCCTGTGCGATGTGTCTTGAGTTTCTAAAACCAGGCACTCTAAAAGGAGCCAAAGGCGATGATGCATACATTCAAAAAGTATTTGCCATCGGTGATACAACTGACCACGCAGTACAGACTCGTGTTCTTAAGGATTATGGAGTTAATTCTGAGTTTAGGTATAATCTTGGTTTCGCTGACCTTGATCGTGAGCTTGCTGCTGGGAGACCCGTTGCTATTGGCATACTCCACAGGGGTTCTCTATCTGCTCCTACTGGCGGTCACATATGTGTAGTGATTGGTAAGAAGGGTGAAGACTATGTTGTAAATGACCCTTATGGTTCTCTGAATGATGGATATACTGGACCTGTGACAAACGGTAAAGGTGCTGTTTACAAGAAGTCTGACCTTATGTATCGTTGGTTGACTAAAGGTAAAGATAAGACTGGTTGGGGAAGAATCTTCAAATGAGTATCAAATTTCTAGATGCGGTAAAAAATCATAAAGACCTAGATCATCAAAATCGTGCTTGGCAATTTCTACAAGCAACGGTTCACAAAGAAGTTCTGGACGAGTTTGCAAGAATTTATCGTAATGAAAAGATAGAACCAACTCTAGAAGGACTTCCAAAACCCGGAATTTATCTTATCAAGGAATTTGAGGGGTGTGAACTGAAGGCATATTATGACCCTCATACGGGCGGTCTTCCTATTACGATTGGATGGGGAAGCACTCGTAGAAAAGATGGTTCTCGGTTTATGATTGGAAATAGAATTAGTCAAGAAGAAGCAGATGATTTACTTTATTATCAACTTCGTCGTGAGTTTCTTCCCTCATTACAAAAAATACCTTATTGGAGAGAGATGAATGAAAATCAACAAGGCGCAATTCTTAGCTTTGCTTATAATCTTGGCGATGATTTTTATGGAAGCTCTGACTTTAATACGATAACAAGAGTTCTTAAAGAAAAGAAATGGAATGAAGTTCCAAAGGCACTAGAACTTTATCGCAATCCCGGAACAAAGGTAGAAGCAGGATTGCTTCGTAGAAGAATTGCCGAAGGTGCCTTATGGAGTCGTAAATAACTTTCTACCTCTTCTCCAGGTTCTACGAATTGCGGCACGAACTTCTGGTGGTTGAGGTTTAGGTTGAGATCTTCGGTTCTCCATAAAGAGACCATCATTCATTACAATTCTCAGAAGAATAAGTATGGGGAGAATTTTTTTCTTCATTACATATAAGGTTTTGCTATTCCCTCATTCAACATTCTTTCATTGACTGTGACTGGTTCCCCGACAAGATAAAGAGTTCCAAGTATTCTTCCATACTTATCTTCTTTTGTTGTTTCAATTATCCATTCACCTTCTTTTGATAATTCTTTAATTAACCATGCTTTTGCTTCTATTCCTTTTTCTTTTTCTGCTAAGTCTTTTGTTTTAGTTTCAGCAGCATTAATACCTTTGAGACGAACTCTTTGTGTGATTGTTAGATGAAAACCCAAATCAATATCAACATCCAGAGTATCACCGTCAATGATTCGGTTTATCTTCTTTATCTTGTATTGATACATTTTCTCTATTGTCTTGTGTGAGTATATAGTAAATAACCCATAGTACTCCAAGTAATCCAATACCTAATAATATATTTACACTCCAAACAATTTCACTCATTTTCTTTTTCGTCTGGTTTCTTTTTGAGGTCTGCTTTAAGTGCAATAATAGTAGCAAGTAAAGACATTAAAGTTTGAACGGATTCTGAAGTATTATCATCACACTTACTGGGTGGTTTCGCTCCAGTTTGATTGAATGCTTTTACCAGATAAAGATAATGAAGACTTGTCATTACTTTAAAATTACAAATCACATAATTTGTAAATGTCATTCCCACAATTGATGCTGCCACAAAAGCAACTAACATAGGAACAATATTATCAAGTGTTGGATATTTTAATTTCATCTTCCTTCTTGTTTATGAATCCAAGTTTTTAATTCATTCAAGTATTGTCTCAACATATCTGCTTTTTCTAGATGCCATTTATCACCACTCTTAAAGTACTCGTGAGTGTGATTATCTATTGCCTTTAATGTATTATGT